GACTTATCAGAAAAATTACCCACTAAGGGGCGTGTTGCTTTTGATAGTCCTTGGTTGGAAGAGCTTGGCGTTAAAGCAGGCGATGTGGTAGGATTTAAACAAAATAGAGATTATCGAATCAAGATAGAGGGGAAGGAGTATTACAGAACCCGTGCATAAGACCTCCTTTATGTCGAAGCTTAAATTTACTACAGCCTCAGCAGCTAAAAGATTAATGGCCAGCATGGAGGTGGCTATTGATAACATGATAGAAGAGATTAAAAAACCTGTAGATCCAGACATTAGCGGTAGCGCTAGAAAGGCTGAACTTCAGTCTATTAAGCAGACCGCAACTGATTGCAAGGAGTTAATTATAGAGAGACAAAGACTAGAGCAGATGCTAAAGGACTTAAAGTCTAACGGAGAAATAGGAGAGGTTAAAGATTATTCAGGAGGGTTTGCTGAAAGATTTTCTAAATAATGCCTTATAAAAATCCCGAAAAACAAGCTGCTGCTTCTAAAAGACATTACGAGGCTAACAAAGAAAAAGTAAAATTAAGGTCTAAAAAAAGAAATAGAAAACAATTAAGTATAAATAAAAAATATGTTGATAAAGTAAAAAGTGAGTCTGGGTGTGTAGATTGCGGTGAAACAAATCATATTGTTTTAGATTTTGATCATGTAAATGGCAATAAATATAAAAGCGTATCTGCTATGGTTCATGAGTATTATTCCGTAAATGCTATACAAAAAGAAATAGATAAATGCGAAGTTAGATGCGCTAATTGCCATAGACAAGTGACTCACGAAAGACGAAAAAAAAATAAAAGTTAAAAATGAAACAGTTTATATTTATATTAATAATGATTGCTAGTTTGCCAGTTTTAGGGCAATGTAATCAGCATGTTTTTAGTTCTGTTGGGGCTGAAAAATGGACTAACTTCCAATATCAAGACTGTGATGGTTTAAGCCACTATTTTGGGCTTCCTGCTGGAGGTTACACTATTATATATTGTGCTGAAATAACCACAGCTTTTGTTTTAAATGGAGATGGGTTTGTATACCCACTTCTTCAAGAGCACCCATCTTATGCTTCTTGTGTTCAATTAGTTTGCCAAGGTGATTTCGATGAAGATGGTATAGTAGGCGTTAATGATTTGCAAGTGTTTTTATTAAATTATGGATTATGCGAAAATTAATATATCTTTTGGCTTTGTGGGCCCCAATAACATCTGCTCAGTGTGATGTAGCTATAACCAGTTGGGATGCCGCTACTGGGGATATTGCTATTGAGGCTATAAATAGTGAAAACTGCGGGTGCAATGAATTTACGTCTGAAGGAAACACCTGCGAAACAAGCGCTAGCCCTCACGTAAACAATAACACAACAGTAAGCCATTTTGTGTTAGGACTTCATGTAGAAGGGTTAGATTACAACTGGCTAGACTGTCTCACTGGAGTTAATCATGAAGGATGGACGTTTAAAGTAGCTTCTCTTTTTGGAAATCAAGTTTTAGAAAGTGGCGACACGTGGGAGGCTAATATCTACGATTATAATGGATCCACAAACGATTGTTGGACAGAGATACTATCAAATGACACCCTATGTACTGAATTAGTCATATGGCAAATCAACTTGTCTCGAACAGCCTCAACAGAGCAAGGCGGATGGGCGCTAAATCAAGGGTTTAACCAAACGCAGAACTATCCTGACGTAGATCTTTCTAATAACACGGCTGTAAACTGTGCTTTACCTGCGTGTGACACCGTGTATGTAGAAACTATTGAATACATAGATGTCATTGAATACATAAGTGTTACTGAATACGTTACGGACACGTTATATATAGATGTTGAGTGGATAACAACTGACACGATATATATAACAGAGACTATTACTGAATACGACACTATTGTATTAACGGAAACTGAATATGTTGATGTTATAATAGATAATTATGTTTACGTTACAGACACCATAACAGAGTTCGTATCTATTACTACATACATTGATTGTGAAACTGGAGAGGAGTGTGGTGAACTTTCACCTTGTGATGAAACTTCTATATATGCGCCTAATGTTGTTACACCTAATGGAGACGGATGGAATGATACGTGGAAGGTAATTGCAGATGGATCCTGTTGGGACCAATGGGAGGTACGTGTGTACAACAGGTGGGGAGGTCTTGTTTGGATTAGCGCTTCTTCAATAGATGAGTGGGATGCTAATGTTGCAACAGGAACATATGTGTACACTATTGAGGCACATAGCTCTGTTAATGCTAATGTTTTTCAGTTTAACGGGACTGTTACCGTTGTCTATTAAAATGTTCTTATCTTAGCAGAACTATGCGGGTAAAAAAAAGAAATTACAAAAAAGAATACGATAAGTTCCAATCTTCAACAAAAGAAAAAAGAAATCGTGCTGCTCGAAACAAAAGAAGAAGAAAAGCAGAAAAAGGTGGTAGGGTAAAAAAAGGTGATGGAAAAGATCTTCATCATTTTACCGTTGGAGGAAAAGTCGTTACTGTTGTAGAGCCTAAAAGTAAAAATCGTGGTAGGTCTGAAAAATCTAGAGTAAAAGGTTACAAAGGATTAAAAGTAAAAAAATAAAATTAAATGAAATGGCAAAGTATAAATGCAGCTGCAACGATGATATTGTAGAAAAGTCTGGGGTAACAATAAGATTTATTGAAGGTAAGGGAGCTGTGCACGACATAAAGTGCAGTAAGTGTGACGAATACTTAGAGTTAGCTAACCCCAAGTCTGGGGCTCCCAGCTTTAGGGCAAACAGGTTTGGCCAAACATTTTGAGTTCTCTCTTACATGTTGAAGGGTATGAAGAGCCAGCTGTTAAGATTTGCCCCAATGGTACGGAAGGTGAAGTTATCGAAATCGGTGGGCTACTCATTTGTCTTCCCAAGAAGCCGCCGAAAAAACAAATTTCAGGATTTGACAATTCAAAGTCGTTGCAAGTGTGGGAAAGAACACATATGCCGAAGGAGCTGTCTCGTATTCGTTCTATGGATGAGTGGGCCGAGATGCCGAGAGAATTTAGAGAAAGGTTTCGTCCATATATCGAGGAAGAGTTTAGGCGTAGGCGTGAGGGTTTTTGGTTTTATAACAACAGCACAGCTACATATATTACGGGGAGGCACTACATGATGCTACAGTGGACCAAACTGGACATTGGTTACCCTTACTTTTTAAACTTTCAACGTGAGATATTTTTACACATGGCTGCTTGCGAGACTGATTCTCGTTGTATTGGTCAGCTTTATACTAAGTGCCGTCGTTCTGGGTACACCAATATTTGTTCTGCTGTACTTGTCGATGAATCTACACAGGTTAAAGATAAACTTATGGGGATACAGTCGAAGACGGGAAAGGACGCACAAGAAAACATCTTCATGAAGAAGGTGGTTTATATGTTCAGAAACTACCCATTCTTTTTTAAACCTATACAAGACGGTACTACTAATCCACGTATGGAGCTAGCTTTTAGAGAGCCGTCAAAACGAATAACTAAAAACAATAAAACTTCCCAAACTGGGGAAGCTCTTAATACGGTTATAAATTGGAAAAACACAACTAATAATGCATATGACGGTGAGAAGCTACACTTGTTATATTTAGACGAAGCAGGAAAATGGGAAAGACCTACAGACATAAGAGACGCATGGAGGATTCAGAGGACGTGTTTGATCGTCGGAAGAAAAATCGTGGGGAAAGCTCTGGTCGGAAGCACGGTAAATCCGATGGACAAAGGTGGAAGTCAGTACAAGGATCTATGGAAGGACTCGAACCCTTTAGAAAGAAACGCCAACGGTAGGACAAGAACAGGGCTATACAGGTTATTTATACCCGCTTATGAATCTTTAGAAGGGTTTTTTGACGAGTATGGTATGCCCGTAGTAGAAGACCCATCAAGTGTTATAAAAGGTTTGGATGGGGAAGACATAATTTTTGGTGCAAAAACATATCTTAAAAACGAAAGACAGTCATTAAAAGATGACCCATCAGAATTAAACGAGGTAACTAGGCAGTTTCCTTTTACCACTGATGAGGCTTTTAGGGATAGTATAGATGGGAGTTTATTTAATATTGGTAGAATATATGAACAGATTCATTATAACGATGAGCTATTCCCAAACCCTGTAGTTGTAGGTAATTTTGTCTGGAAGGATGGTCAGAAAGACACAGAAGTGGTTTTTAAACCAGATCCAAAAGGAAGGTTTAAGGTGTCTTGGATGCCTCCACCAGAATTAAGGAATAAAAAAATCCACGAGAAGGGTAAGGTTATGCCAGCAAATATAGCCCTAGGTGTTGGAGGTGTTGACTCATACGATCTTGACGCTACGGTTGATGGACGAGGCTCAAAAGGAGCACTACACTTATATAATAAATTCCATATGGAGTACCCTTCTAATATGTTTGTTTTAGAGTACGCTTCAAGACCGCCGTTAGCTAAAATATTTTACGAAGATGTTTTAATGGCTGCGGTTTTTTACGGTTACCCTATATTAATTGAGAACAATAAGTACGGTATTGCAAGGTACTTTGAAACAAGGGGTTACGACGGATATTTAATGAATAGGCCAGCTCATTTAACTTCAGCAAGTTCTAAAGTTAATGTAAAGACAAAAGGGCTGCCGTCCAATTCTCAAGACATTATTCAAGCTCACGCACACGCTATTGAAGCTTATGTACACAACCACATAGGAACTAATCCAGAAACAGGAGAAGTAGGTAATATGTATTTTAACAAAACTTTAGAAGATTGGATTGGTTTTAATATAAATAATAGAACAAAGTTTGACCTTACTATAAGCTCTGGTTTAGCATTACTTGCTGCTCAAAAATCTAAAATAAAAAAGAAGCAATCTAACTTCACGGAGAGGAAATTCTTTAGGAGATATAAGTCTATCTCTTAGAAACGTGTTATTTAGTATATTTGCATAAATACTACCCCCTGATGTATAAAAACGACAATAAAAGTTCAGGCAGCTTTCCCGATCCACTAGCGTCTCAGCAAATAAAAGAAAGTAAGGCCTATGGATTAAAGTATGCAAAAGCAATTGAATCTCAGTGGGGAAAAGTCCAAGATTCAGGTTCTCTATACAATAAGAGAAACAAAACTTTTGAAAGAAATAGAGACTACGCTAACGGAACTCAAGACACAAATATATATAAGCAGATTTTAACAAATCTTGATCCAAACAACTCAGATGGTAGTCTTATTAATTTAGACTATACTCCAGTACCAGTACTTCCTAAGTTCGCAAAAATTGTAGCTAATAAGATTTTATCTCGTAATCCTTACCCAAACCTTGAAGCTATTGACCCAATATCTTCTTCTGACAAGAATAAAGAAAAACAAAGGATTAAAATTCAGGTCGAGTTAAAGGAGCAGTTAATGCAGCTCAAAAAGGATACTAACGGTTTAGTTTTAGATCAAGATCCTGAAATGCTTCCAGACACTTTAGAGGAGGCAGATATATTTTTAGACACAAACATTAAGACTGACGCTGAAATATCAGCTCAGATTGGCACTAATTTAACGCTTTCTTGGAATAACTTTAATGACGCTATCTACAGAAGGTGTGTTAATGATTTAGTTGCTCTTGGCATGTGTGTTGTTAGACGGACTAACGATCCTAGTTATGGGATTAAAACGGAATATGTAGATCCCTGTAACTTTATACATAGCCAAACGGAAGACCCCAATTTTGAGGATCTTGTGTACGCAGGCAACGTTAAAAGGATTACTATACAAGAGTTAAAAAGATTAGCAGGGGACAGATTCACAGAGGAGCAGTATAAAGAAATCGCTACTGATTCGGCTAGATCTAAATCACACGATACATCTAAATTTTCTAGATCTAAGTATGATAATTCCTTAAACAAAAATGCTTATGGGTATGATGACTACACAGTAGAATTACTGGATTTTGAGTTCATGTCTGTAGACTGCATGCATTTCGAGGAGAAGGAAAATAGACACGGTAATAGAAACTTTTTCTACGAAGGTTTTAACTATAAGGAAAAGACAGGGGGTGTGTTTGAGCGTAAGCCTCATAGAATGGATATAGTCACCGTTTATGGGGGGTTATATATTTTAGGGACAAAGCATATTTTCGACTACGGGATGAAAACTAATGTTCCTAGAAATATGCATGACATAGGTAGAACTCGCATGGGTTATTCTGTTGTTGCTACCAACTTTAGAGGGATGATGCCTAAGTCTATGGTAGATGGGTGCGTTGGTTTTGCTGATATGCTTCAAATAACTCATTTAAAGTTACAGCAATCTATAGCTAAAGCTAAGCCAGATGGTTTAATTATAGATATTGAAGGTTTAGAAAACGTTCAGCTAGGAAAAGGCGGGGAATTACAACCTCTTGAGCTTCATGACATTTATGAGCAAACTGGTGTTTTTTACTACAGAAGTAAAGACCCAGAGGGCGGATTTCAAAACCCACCAGTACGTACTATAGATAATAGTATTAGAAATATAAACGAGCTTATATCTTTATATAATCACTATTTAAGGTTAATTAGAGACACAACTGGTATCAATGAAGCTATGGACGCTTCTACACCGAAAGGAGATGCTTTAGTTGGAGTTCAACAACAAGCTATTGCGGCTGGTAATAATGCTATATATGATATAACTAACGCTTCTATGATCTTATTTAAAAAGGTCTGTGAGGATGTTGTTAAATGTTTGCAGATCATACCACCAGAATCTGTGCTTATGACTATCTACCAAAATGCTATTGGTAAGTCGAACATGGAGGTTTTAAGTTCTTTTAGTGATTTACCTATGTTTAACTTTGGTGTTACTGTTCAGAAAGAAATGGAAGATGCTGAAAAAGCATATTTAGAGCAGAATATTCAAATGGCTCTTCAACAGCAGCAAATAGATTTAGAAGATGCAATAGCTATTAGAAATCTAAAGGATGTAAATCAAGCTGAAAGATTGCTTATTATCCGTCGCAAAAAGAGGATGGATAAAATGGAGGCTCAGGCTATGCAAAATTCTCAAATGCAAGCTCAACAGGCTCAACAGGCTTCTCAAGCAGCTTCGCAAGCTAGGCAACAAGAACTTCAAATGGGAGCTCAACTTGAAGCGCAAAAACTTCAAATGAAGTCTCAACTAGAAATTCAAGTAGCTCAAGCAAAACACGAGTTGAATAAAGAGATAGAAATGATTAGAGCTGAAGCAACCCTAGGATTTAAGACTGACGACCAAGAGTTTAAAGAGAAAATTGAAGTTCTTAAAGAGGATAGAAAAGATAGTAGAGTTAAAAAACAAGCTGCTCAACAAAGCAAACTAATGTCTCAAAGAAAAGGTCAAAGAGGCGAGTTGATAGATCCTGTAGATATGAGTGAAACACAAGAACTAGATGAAACTGTTCAAAACATATTACAATAATGGCAAGTAAAGTAAATTTAGATGTATCAGAAAAGTTAGATATAACGTGCCGTCAAGGAGACAGCTTTGATCTTACGCTAACTTTAAAAAATTCTTCTGGGACGGCTCTTACGTTATCTACAGATAACTATTCCTTCCTTATGCAAGTCTATTCTTCAGGGGGTGCTGGTAGACAAAACACATCGCCTGTTTTAGGCAGCACTAATCTTGGTAAAAAAGTAGACAACTCTTTTGAGCCTTTTGTGGTTGATGATAGTGGTAATGTCACTATTAGCGCTACCCCTAGCACTATGAGAAACGTTAAGTCTGGTAGATATGTATATGACTTACAACAAATTAAACCTACAACATCAGGCGTTGATACTCACACTACTATACTTAGGGGTTCTTTTGTAGTAAATGCTGACGTTTCTAAATCTCTTTAACAAAACCATATGAGCGTAGAAGTTACAACGACATCTGGAAATACTGTAACCGCTACGGTTTCGGGAGGTACTGACGTTACATTTTCAACGACGTCTACTTCTGTTTCTGTAACAGCTCCTTCATCTTCAAGTATTTTTGTTTCTGAAAAGGGGCCTAAAGGAGACACTGGTGTTACTGGAGCTACGGGCTCTACTGGCGCTACGGGTGCTACTGGAGCTGCTGGACCTACGTATAGTGTTTCTTGTGTAGATGGCGACAATTCAGATGAAGAAAAAATAAGACTAACGGGAAGTGA